CTTTCAACGAATGCTGGAAAGTATGGACCGCCAAATTGCGGCGGAACATGCTGCGGGGCCAGTACTACGACCAGCACAACGTCCTCAAAGACTTAGAGATCGCGATCCCGCCGCATCTCACCGACCTGGAGTTGGTGTTGGGGTGGCCGGCGAAAGCCGTTGACGCTCTTGCTCGTCGGTGCAAGCTGGACGGGTTTGTGGTGCCGGGGATGGAGGACGACCCGTTCGGCATCAAAGAGATGTGGCGTGCGAACGACATGCACATCGAACTCCCGCAGACGTTGACGTCATCGCTGGTGCATTCCTGCTCGTTTTTGACTGTCACCCAGGGTGATGTGTCGCAGGGTGAGCCCGAGGTGCTGATTTCCTCACAGTCTGCTCTGTATGCGGCGGGGGTGTGGGATTCCCGCCGTCGCCGGTTGAAGTACGCGATGACGATCACCGACATGGACGAGCTGGGGCGGGTGGCCGGGTGGGCGTTGTTCATGCCCCAGATGACCGTCACAGCCACGTTTGATATGTCGGCGGGGCGTTGGTTCATCCGCCGGTTTGAGCACACCCTGAACAGGCTTCCGGTGGAGGTTTTGCCGTATTCGCCTCGCCTGGATCGCCCGTTCGGCCGTTCTAGGATTTCCCGGGCGGTGATGGGGCTGTCGGATTCGGCTCTGCGGACGTTGTTCCGCATGGAAGTCCACGCGGAGTTCTTCTCAAGCCCGCAGCGGTACGCGATGGGCGCCGACGAGTCGATGTTCGTCGATGAGGACGGCGAGCCCATCTCGCAGTGGGAAGCGATCTTGGGGCGGGTGTGGGCTGCCGGCCGCGACCCGGATACGGGGGATGTGCCGCAGTTGGGTCAGTTCGCCCAATCCTCACCGCAAGCCCACACCGACCAGTTGAGGTCACTGGCGGCAATGTTCTGCTCGGAGACTTCCCTTCCGCTGAATGCTCTTGGGATCGTTCAGGACAACCCGTCTTCTGCGGAGGCGATTGAGGCTGCCGAGCGGGATCTGATCGGCGCGGCCCGGGACGCCACGGATGTGTGGGGTCCGCGTATCGCCAGGGCGATGGTGACGGCGGTACAGATCCGCGACAACCTGGATGATCCGCCGGCTGAACTGTTGAATCTGGACACTCTGTGGCGTGACCCCGAGGAGCCGATGCGTTCCGCGGCCGGGGATTTTCTGCTCAAGGTGGTTCAGGCGATGCCGTGGCTTGCGGAGTCGAAGATCCCGCTGGAGCAGTTGGGGTGGGATGTGACGACGGTGGAGCGTGCGTGGGCCGACAAACGCAAAGCCAACGTGACCTCTCTGTTGCAGCGCCTTCCCGTGAACCAGCCTGGACAGACCGTCAATTCGATGGATCAAGCAATAAATCAGGTGCCCGGTGGCGGTATCGGACAGTGAACGCCGGTTCATCCTCAACCAGCTCGGGGAACGGGCTAAAGAGGACATGGTACGGCTATGGGACGCCGCAAACCGATTTCAGGACAACGACTTCTTCACCTACGTCACCCAGACGTTTCCCGACATCGCTATCGGCTACAACCAGATCGCCGCGGACTATGCGGCGTCGTGGTTTGAGTACGACTTCCCTGACCTGAAAACCCCTGTCCCGGCGGAACCCCCGGCGGTGGACCGGCTCCGAAAGTCCGCGGAGTGGGCGTTGGGGGCTGACGGAACCAAAGCGTTGGACCGGCTTAACGGGACGATGCAGCGGGCGATCTATGACGGGGACCGCAACACCACAGTGGTTAACGCCCAGGCGAATGGGATGCGGTGGATTCGGAAAGCCCGCCCGGGTGCGTGCGCGTTCTGCCGATTGTTGGCTACCCGCATGGACTTTGATAACACCTATCGCTCCGAGGAAGCCGCGTTGGGGGTTGCAGGCCGGAGCGTGAATCTGTCGGTTGCTGACCGGCGAATGATCGCCTCGGGGGCGATGACCCGCGAGGAAGCGTTAGCCCGACGCGATCAGATGCAGTTGACGTATCAGATTGGCGCAAAGAAGGGCAGCCCGCGTGGGCGCCGGCCGCGAGGGACGCGGAAGTTGGGCGAGAAGTACCACGACGACTGCTATTGCACCGCCCAAGCGATCCCTGTCGGTGCTGACCCGATGGAAGTGCTGTACGCCGATCAGCCCGACTACGCCGCTCAGGTCGATGCGTGGAACACCGAATACGTGAAGGCCCGCGAGGCTTCCGGCTCAGGTGATCCGAAGAAGATCCTTGCCGAATGGCGCACCTTCGGTGAAGAAATAGCTTAACTGCCGATAACTGGCAGTGAGAGTGCTCAAACCGCAACGGCGAGAGCACAACCCGCAACGGGAAGATAGGAAAACACAAATGTCTGATGAGGAAACGACAGCGGAAACCGCAACGGAGACCGTTGAGCCCGAAGCCACCCCGAAACCCACTGAAACGGTGGACTTTTGGAAGCAGAAGGCACGCGAACAGGAAAAGAAGGCCAAAGAGAACGCCGCAGCCCGCATTGAGCTGGACGAACTCCGGAAGTCGCAACTATCCGCCGAGGAGAAGCTGGCCGCGGAGTTGGGTGAGGCTGCGAAACGCGCCGCCCGAGCCGAGGCTGAAGCCCTGCGGTGGCGTATCGCCGCTAAGCACGGCATCTCCGATGAGGACGCTGAACTGTTCCTCACTGGTTCCGACGAGGACACGTTGGCTCGGCAGGCCGAAAGGTTCAAAGAGCTGGCGGTGAAACCCTCCAAAGGGACCGTTGTCCCGGGGGTCGGTAATCAGCCGAACCCCCCAACCATCGCTGACCAGATCCAGGCAGCCGAAGCATCAGGGGACTTTCAGTTGGCTATCGCCCTGAAAGCCCAGCGGCTCGCGGAACTGGCCGGCAAAGCCTAAGCGAAAGAGGTAAAGCACCATGGCCGGTATTTCCGGTTTGGGCACGACGTTCAATCTGCCCAACTACGTCGGGGAGCTGTTCAACGTCTCCCCCGAGGACACCCCGTTCCTGTCCGCTATCGGCGGTCTGACCGGCGGTGTGGCCGTCAACTCCACCATCTTCACGTGGAGCAGCTACGACCTGCGTGACGCCGCCGATGACCGGCAGCGCACGGAAGGTGCGGACGCCCCGACCGCTGCGGGCCGTGTTCGCGCAGCCGGGTCGAACGTGGTGGAGATCCACCAGGAGCAGGTGTCGGTCAGCTACACCAAGCAGGCCGCGACCAACCAGTTCGCCGGGACCGCCCCGTTCGTGGGCGGGCCGAACGCTGTCACCGACGAGCTGGCGTGGCAGCTTCAGCAGGAGTTCAAACAGATCGCAAGGGATGTGGAGAAGAGCTTCATCACCGGCACCTACCAACTGCCGGCGAACAACAGCTCGGCCCGCAAGACCCGCGGACTGCTGGAGGCCATCGAAACCAACGTGGTGGACGTCAACGACGCGGTCCTCACCGCCGACGACGTTCTGGATCTCATGCAGGAAGTGTGGGAGAACGGCGGCATTCAGGAGGCGGAAACCCGCACCCTGATGGTGAACGCCACCCTGAAGCGGCACCTGTCGAAGCTGTTCGTTACGGACAAGTCCTATCAGGAGTTGACCCGCAACGTCGGCGGCGTGAACTTGCAGACCATCGAAACCGACTTCGGCCGCACCAACATCCTGCTGTCGCGCTACATCCCCGTCGACACGATCATCGTGGCGTCGGTGGAGGACTGCGCCCCGGCGTTTTTGGAAATCCCGGGCAAGGGTCACTTCTTCGCTGAGCCGCTCGCCAAGACCGGCGCCAGCGAGAAGGTGCAGATCTACGGAGAGATCGGCCTGCGTTACGGCAACGAGCGCAAGCACGGCAAGATCGTCAACGCCGCGGCGAGCGCCGGTAGCTAAATGGCGCTGGCTTCCCAGGACGATGTTGTTGCCGCTCTCGGGCGGGAACTGACTGTCTCTGAGGATGTTTCGTCGCTGCTGGAAACGGCATCGGATCTGGTGGTGGGCTATCTCGGCTCAACACCAGATCCGGTGCCCGCCCCGGTGCGCCGTGTCGTCGCGGACATGGTGGTGGCTGTTGTCACCAAACCTGCCGTGTCGACGTCGGACTATCAGGCGTCGGGCTACAACGTTCAGCGTGAAGTCGCTGCGGTTCGGGTTGGCGTGGAGTCTGCGACCTCAACGGGGCCGTGGCTGACGGCGGCTTTCAAGTTCCGGTTGCGTCCTTATCGGAGCGCGAAGTTTCGGGGCGCGTTCTCCATCAACACCGCCCCGAACGCAACCTCACCCACTAACGCCGACATGCCCCCGTACGCCGGGGATGACTGGTGGGGTGTGGAGTGACTGACGTCCGGGTCAAGTTCAAGGCTGGTTCACGGTTCCAGATCCGCAACTCCACAGGGGTAGTGAAGTTCCTTGAGTCAATGGGAACCACAATGCGGGATGAAGCCAACGCCACCCTCCCCGAAGGCGAAGGCTATGAGATTTCGTCAAGTCGAGGCATCAACTATCCGTTTGGGCATTGGATGGTCAACGTCTACACCCAAAGCAATCACGCCAAAAACTCAAACGCTGTGCATAACACGTTGATACGGATTCTCACCTAAATGCTGGTCTATCCGACACCGAAACCAGCTCTACTGACA